CTGTAATCCACAGCGGGCACAAATTCAAGGAGAATTATAGTGGACTTTCTTAAACTATTAACGAACCTCGTGTTCGTTCTCTTCGGGTTTGGCCCAGACGTTGTTACCGTCACTCTTGGGACTGCGGGAAACGCGGGTTCAACTGCCGCCGAACTTATTACATATATGTCGGCGCGTCTGCTTGAAGTCGCTGAGTTCAACACCATCTTAGACCAGTTCGGCGACAAGCACCCCTTGCCGTCCAACTCTTCCAAGACGATTCGATTCGTCCGCGAGGAAAAACTAACGGTGGCCGCGACTCCCACGCAGTTAACTGAGGGCATCCCCCCGGATGCTGTGGGTCTTACCCTTAACCAAATTGAAGCCACGGTCGAGCAGTATGGCTCGGTCGTGCGATTGTCTGATCTCGCAGAGATCACAGCTCGACACAATGTTATCGAGCGGACAATCTACGTCCTAGGCCTGCAAGCGGCAGAGACCTATGACCAGCTCATCTTTAACGTCCTGAATGCCGCCACCAACACCTACTATCCTAACAACCGGGCTGGTGATACCAGCTTGCTCGGTGCGGACCTGGTAGGTTATCCTGACCTAGTTGAACTTGATGCCGCTCTACAGGATCAAGGCGGACGACCTTTCGAAGGTGGCGAGTATGTTTTCGTTACTCCTCCGCAGGTCTACGCCGGGCTCCTGAAAGACCCGGACTTCAAGGCCAGCAACCAGTTCCGTGCGCCCGAGAAAATCTGGCGTGGCGAAGTGGGAATGCTTGGCGGGTTCCGAGTTATTCGCTCGAACTCCCCGGCATTTGCTGCAACCTCTCAGGCTACTGCCGGTCAGTCCAGTAAGGTTTACACCTCGTTTGGTGTGGCGCGGTTTGCTTTCCAGATCAGTGACCTCCAGAACCTCCGGGTTTATGTGGTCGCTCCTGGTGGGCAGCTTGATCCCTTGCAACAGTCCAGGAAGATCGGCTGGAAGTTCGCTTTCAAGTCGGTGATAACCAATCAAAACTGGATTCGCCGAGTTCGTAGCTCCGGAGCCAACAGCGTCACGAACTAAGAAGAATGAAACTAACCTTAAATACTATCATCGCAACCGCGAGAAAAACCTCGCATGGCAGCGAGCGTATAGAAAAAAGGTTAAGGATCAATGCTTCGCCGCTTATGGCGGATATGTTTGTAACTGCTGTGGTATCACAGAGCCTTCAATGCTGGCATTAGACCACATTGAAAACGATGGATACAAGCACCGGAAAGAAATGGGATATCGTGGGGGAATTGGAATTTATCTTTGGATAATTCGAAATCAATTCCCTCCGATGTTTCAAGTCTTTTGCTACAACTGTAACCAATCAAAAAGAATTAACGGTGGCATATGTGCTCACCGTAAAGGAGCAATTTTGGGACATTCTTTCGAAAGTAGTGGTCCTGGTGACACTATCATCAATATGACCAGGCCAGATGGGCACGCCCAGCTGGATCAGAAATATGACAAAGGAATGCGGACGCCGTGGCTCGGTCAAATTGGCCACCAGGACGCAGGCCTAGTATCTCCTGAAACCTCGCCCCAGAGTGGCAGCGGCCACATGGATTCGGGTTATTCGGGAACGGGAGGCACAGGAGTCTAATGCCAGCCGAAACCAAAGTCGCCGAAAGGCCAACAACCGTCCAGGACTTTCTTAAGACTCCAAAGGATACGTGGCAGTATGTCACGATTCCAGACGAAGATGTCACGGGCAAAGAACACCCTTCAATCTGGTTGAATAAGATTGAGTTCGCCAAGGGGACCACGTATCAGGTCCCTGGAGTGATTGCTGATTATGTTAAGGGCCGCATCAAAGCCTTCAACCGTTCAGTAACTCGTTTGTTTAGCCCACAGGTGGATCGCGAAGCTCTCGGACATGTGGCGATGGGAACTACAGCTCCCTCCGCTCCATCCGGAGATCGCCCTGCCTTCGTGGATGCCACCAAAGTCGTAACCCTGTGAGTTGGACCTGGAAAATCACGTCCGGTGAGCTGCTTAACCAAAATGACATTCCCGTCGGTCATGGTTATGCGGGACATGGTGAGGGTCTAAATAACCCCGCCATGATCGGGACGCCGGACGTAGGTCCTCTTCCAATAGGCACCTATACGATTGGTCCACATCAAGACAACCCGCATGTTGGGCTATTTGCCATGC